GGCGTCGATCTCTTCGAGCGTCAAGACGCAACCTCGTTGTGGCGGTACTGGACGACGAGCCGTAGGAAGGACAGGGCCCAGCCCTCCGCGAAGGTGTTTTCGGCCGTCTGGTCCGTGCTTGGGATTTCCGAGTACATCGCCGCGCCGCCGAATGTCCGGTCCAGGCGCAGCGCGTCCTTGACCACGCGGACCATCTCCTGCTGCTCTCCCCACCGATCCGGGGACGGAGGGTTGAAGGGGTCTTCGGCGCCGTCGAACTTACGGCAAACCGCGATGTCGATGGGGTAGTCCACGACCATATTGAGCGTGGGCCCGAATGTGAGCGCGGCATCCGTGGAGAAGTCCGGGCTCAGGCTCACCACGCTAGAAAGGCTTGAGTCGAGGACGCGAGAATCGAACGCCGCGCACTTCACCACGCGGTCGGGCTTGTACTGACCGGCAGGGATGGCCTCGAGGGCGGCCACGACTGCGGCCACGAGGGCCTTGGACTTCGGGTCAGCCACGGGCCCACGCCTTTAGGATGTAGTCCTCGAAGGACGCCCGGAGGTCTTCGATGGTCGCGGGCTGTCCCTCGCGAAACTTGTTCGCGAAAATTGGGATCGCGGGATGCTGGGCGCCTGGATGGTTGACGCGCTTCCCGGTGACGATGAACTGGCCGTGCGTGGTGAAAGCCATCTTTCCGGTGGTCTTGGGCTCGATGACGTGCGGAGCCGTGCGTCCGCCGCTCTCCTGAATCGCGGCTAGGCCCTTGAGCGTGATCTTGCATTCGAGCTGCCCGCCGACGAGTTCGACGCGCCCGGCCTTGACCAGCTTCCGAAGGCCCGAGGTGTCCTTCGCGAAGATGGTCTTGAGGACGCCCCTGTTCTTCTCTTCCTTCACTGTCGCGGAGACGATGCGGCGGGCGCCACGACGGAGGGCGTTCGTCGCCACGCGAGCGATTCCCTTCTCGTTGCCCACGGCGCCGAGTCGCTGCCGGAACTCCTCGAGCCCCTGGATCTCGAACGGCTCCGCGCTCATGCGGCCCTCCGTCCGGTTGAGGGCCTGGCCCGGTGGTTCGCGATGGCGCGGGCCTTCCATTCGGGGAGCGGGGTGCCGCTGAATCGCGTGGTGGTCCCCGTCGCGTCGGTCTGGGTCTGGACGTCGAACCGCTTTTGCTCGGCCTCCTGAAAGAGCCGGGCCGCAGACCAGAGGACCACTCCCTTGATGTCGCTCGGGACAGGCTTCGCCGCCGTGGGAAGGCCCGCAGAGTCGCGGTAGCCGAGGACTCCCACGACCTTGACGGCCTCGAAACCGATCTGCCAAGGAACTGCCGTGCCGCCCGGCTGCACCCGAAGCAAGCGGCCCATCGGGGCGTCCACGATATACTCGGAGGTCGTCAGCGGCGTGGCGTAGGTTCGCGTCACGTCCTCGTAAACGTTCGTGATGGAGACGATGGGCCAGTCCGCGAGCCAGAGCTCGTTCTGGTAGCTGTCAAAGGAATGAAACTCCGTCCGCTCCCAAGGCGTGACGAAGGACGAGTCGCAGAGCTTCCGGCCGAGATACTCCTGCACGAGCCTCGAAGCCTCGTTGATGGCCGCCTCGAGCGCGTCGTCCTTGTTGGTGCCCGCGAGACCGCCGAGCTTCACCTTCAGCTCGGACACGGACACGAGGGCCGTCGCGTCGAGGGCCATCTACTTGCGCCGCCTTCGCGCCACAGCGGTTTCGGCCGCGGGCAGCGTCGCCGTCTCGGGCTCGGAGCCGACGCCACGAACCAGGCCGCCCTTGATTCGGACCAGGGCCAGCTCGTCCGCCATCTCGAACTCGTCGCCGGCCTCGTGCTTCCCGTCCTCCGAGGCGAACGACGTGAGGGCCACGACGCGCATAGCCCTACTTCTCGGCCTTCTTGATGTCCGCCTCGCCCGCGTAGAGCCCCGGCTGGAGGCCGATGGAGTTGGGCGGGTCGGGCGGTGCGTTCGGCGTGGGAATGACCCCGGCCGGGACGCTCGGGCTCGAGGTGGATAGGGCCGGAAGAGCCATCCCCGGAACCGGTTGCTGATTCATCTTGAGATTCATGGACAAGTTCCCCTTGTGGTGGCTGGCGCCCGTGTAGGCGCGCCAGCCAGTAAGGAAGGGTTTACGCCGTGCGCAGGTACTTGACCGCCGTGGTGTCGGACAGGTTGCCGTCCGACCGCTGGATGGCGAGGAAGACCACCTGGCCGTTGAGCATCCGGAGCTCGTCCGCCCGGTACACCTGCACGGCCCCGGCGTCGCGGATCTTGTAGGCGTTGAAGTCGCCATACAGCGCCAACCGCTTGTTGGTGGAGAGGGCCGAGTCCATGTCGTTGTTGATGATCACGGGCTGACCGAACGCCCGATCCGGGATGCCGGCCTGGAGGCTCATCTCCCACAGGTAGCGGTTCTGGCTGTCCTTGAGCTTCCGCAGGTAGGCCGCGGTCGTGTCGTGGACCATGAACGCGGAGGAGGGGCGACCGCGATAGGCGATGTCCACGGAGTGGTAGAGGTCGATGACCTCGTCCCACGTGATGGCGTTGGTGGCCGCGGCGGTCTTCCCGAGGCTCGCCTGCACCTGGACACCGAAGGGCAGAGTCGTGCCCGCCCCCGCGGTGAAGTCGGTGTTCTGCTTCCGCCCGATGCGGGCCCCGAGCTTGCTCCCGAGGTAGACGGGGAGGTTGATGTTGGAATCCTGGAGCAACTCCCACGGCACGATGACGGCCTTCGAGGAGTACTTGAACGCCCCCAGGTTCACGATGCCGAAGGTGGGGTCCGCGGTCGTGGTGATGGCGGCGCCGTCCGAGACGATTTCCCCCGTGTTCGAGGTGTCGTCGGTGGTCGGGATGGGCAGGGTGGCCCCGCTCGCGGTGGTGAACACCTCGGCCACACTACGGACGCGGCCGTACCATTTCTGGATGTCCACGTAAGCCTGCATCATCTCGTTGGGGATGCTATACTGACCCTGAGTCGTGGTGACGGACGACAGGGCGCGCAGCTCGATCTCGGCCTTGTCGTAGCGGAAGCCGACCCGCTTGGCCGCGTTCTGCTCTTCCTCGGTCGCGCTCTTCCCGAGGGCCCAGGCGCGGAACGCCAGGCGGGCGTCCTGCTCGAAGGTGGGCTCGATCTCGATGCGGCTCGCGGTCTGCCGGCCGCGGGATTCCCCGAGGGCCCGCTCCTCGATGGCCGACTTTTCGACCCGGTCGAGGGTCTGCCGGATCTCGTCCATGCGCAGGTCACGCTTGTCGTACTCGGCCTGCTGCTCGCCGTCGAGCACGCCCCCGGGCCCCTTGCCCGCGTTGAGCAGCGCCTTGTTGTCCTCGTACAGCTTCACACGCTCGTTGATCAGTTCCTTCGCGTCCATGTTCCGTGCGCCTCCTGCGCTGCCAGGTAAGGCGCCCGAAAAGCCAAAGGGCGCTGGCCCCGGCGAAGTGAATCCGCTTCTTCGCTCGGTGCCCGCGCCCGGTCTCGTGCTGCGGAGCACTTAGGACGGCCCGTCCAGGAGATCAACTCCACGCCCGGGCCGAACTGCTACGTCTTTGGGGATTGTGCCACAGCCTCCACGGGAGATTGTTTTTCTGTTACGAAACTCCATCCGCGCTCTGCCACGACCCGGAACACCTCGCTTCGGGAGCGCCCCTCTTGCAGAGCCTTACGGTCGATCTGCTCCACGAGCCATTGCTGGAGACTTGCCGAGATGCACACGAACTTCTCCCCAGGAGCCTTTCTAGGTCGCCCGGGCCGCTTCATTCGAGACCGAAGGTCCGCGCGGGCTTGATGGCCTCCAGGATGAACGCGAACCCGGTCCCGTCATTCTCGCCGGCCATGTTCACGTACACCGGGCGGAAGTCCCCGCGCCAGCAGAAGCGAAAGTCACTCATCGCCGTCTTCCCGACCTGGAGGTGGTATTGCTCCTGGTCGAGAAACACGAGCGAGCCCGAGGTGATGACGCGGGTGTGGGACGGGTCGCCCCATGCCCACATGCCGCGGTAACTCGGGCACGTCGCCGCGAGGTAGCCGCCCGGCTTGAGGATGCGCCACACCTCCGCGAACGTGGCGAAGAAGGCCCGAAAGTCCCCTTGCTGCCCGAGATGCTCTAGCACCTCGTAGGCGTGAACCTCCTCGAAGGTATCGTCCTCGAAGGGCCAGGGCGTGACGTTCAGGTCGTGGATGACGTCCGGCTTGTGACACCCGTTGAAGTCTAGCGTCCGGAGGTCAGTCCATGTCTTCCGTCCGTTGACCACGATGCGCCGATCCCGCGAGGAACCGGCGCCGAGGAGTAACTCCACGCCTCCGAGGTAGGGGGCCTCGTCGGGGTCGATTGGTTTCGGGAATGCGCTCATCAGAAATTCGCCGCGGGGTTCCACGTTACGGGCCGGCTATGGCCCGGGGAGGTCACTTCCAATTCCTGGACCTGGATCGTGCCCGCCGTACCGGATTGAAGCACCTGCAACGAGACGATGCTCGTGGATGTCAGGTCCAGGGCCCCCGACGCGGCCCCGCCACCGGCCGGGAAGACGATGGGCTGCAGGGTGCTCGCGATGATGGCCGGGTCGAACCAGGCCATCCCGATTGCCTGAAGCGTCCCGGCCGTACCCGTCGTAAGGCAACGGACGACGAGCTCGACATAGCCGCACTTCGTCACGCTCTGGGTCAGCGCGACAGGCGTCCCGGCGACACAGACGAGCGTCCCGTTTGCATCGGCTCCCGTGCCCCAATGGACGTTGAAGCTGAAGTTTCCGGGCGTCGAGCCGAGCACCAGCTTCAGCCATGCCCGGATTCGCAGCACCTTCCCAACGCGATTGAAGAACGCGGGCCCGATCTGCGGAAAGTCGGCGGCCGGGTAAAGCGCCTTCGCGGTCGCCGCCATCGTCACCGGGGCTATGTCGGACACCAGGAACGGCTCCCGCATGTCGTTGTAGAACAGGCCGTCAGCCATGATTCAATCCCTCCCAAAAGGTCCCGACGGCTATCCCCGGGCCAGCTTCAGCCGCGCCTCGTTGATCTCCCTCGCCACGCCAACGGGCGACGGAGGTTCCTGTGCCGCCTTCACGTGGTCGAGGGCACGGGCCGAAACGCTTGTGGCCTGATACGCCGGGTAGGCCACGACGCTGACGTCCACGAGCTCCAGGTCGAGGAGCTGCCTCACCTCTTGCCCGTCCTGCGTCAGCCACGCATCGGAGAGGGTCCGGAAGGCGAAGGACATTCCGTCGAGGTCGCCGCGCTTGAGCGATGTCATGGCGTCTCGCGCTACCTGCGTGTCGGGCGGGTTGATCTCCGCACGGAGCCCCCGCTCGTCCACGGTGAGGCTCAGCGTCCCGCTCTTCGTGCGACCGAGGATCTTCCCGGACTCGTGGTCCACGAGGGCCCGGACGTCGTGGCCTTCACGTAGCGCACGGTCGAAGGCCCCGGGCATGATGATCTCGCGGAACCCGCCGAGGTCTTCGGACGGCGAGTTGAACACGGCCGCATAGCCGACGATGGTCGGAGCCGCATCGGCCACCGTCGCGGCGCGGACCTCCACCCCAACGACTGCGCGCCGTTCGATTTCAGGCTGCATTTCCTTCTCCCTCTGCGGCGTCCAGGGCCGCGATACGGTCCGCCATTTCTGCCGGTCGATGCTTCTCCCACCGTTTCGTGAGCCGTTCCACCTGGCCTTCGAGGTCGTCTTTCCGGAGGTCGAGCAGTTCCTCCCGAGATCGTTCTACGTGCTCGGACGCGATGGCGCGCGCCGCGTCCTCTATGCTCGCCGCGCTCAGGCCAGCCCGGAGCGTCACGATCCCCACAACCGGGGTGAGTCGTTCCGCCAGGGAGCCCGCCTCGGCCGCATAGAACGATTCGGCCCACGCGGCGAACTCCTCGGGCCCCTTCTTCGATGCTCTGCGGGCGCGGTCCGCCTCACGACGCACGAAGCGGTCAGCCACGTCCACGATGAGGGCACGGAAGGCAGAGCGCCACGGAGCCCCGGGGGCCGGTGGCGTAGGCGGCGGGGGTGCGATGGGCGGCGTCTTCGGCGGCGGGAGGTTCTCCTTTTTCGCGATGTAGGCCGCGTCGATGACGCCCATGTCGAAAAGGGCCTTGTAGTTCTGCGCCTTCTCGATGGGAGCCATTCGGAGCAGCATCTCGGGGAGGTGCTCCGCGTAGAACGACCCGCCCGCGGGGAGGAGCTTCCGGTTGCACTCCTGCTCGATGCGCACGAGCCACGGCAACAGCGTGTGCGTGAAGAAGTGCCGGTCCCCGGCCTCGGGCGTCCCTCCGGGCCATTGCCCGAAGTTGTCCCCGAGCATGTAGGGCTGTAGGTTCAGCCATCCAGCCTGTTCCACCACTCCGAATTGGCGCGTTTCGAGGAACTGCGCATCCTCGGGAGGAATGCCGATCTTGTTGGCCTTCATCCCCTCCTCGAGCACCTTCGTCCGCTGCGTCTTGAAGGGGCCCTGCGTGTCGTTGTTCCACGAGGCCGCGAGACGCTTCTGCGCCTCTGGGCTCAGGGTCGAGGGGTGTTCGAGCACCATTCCCGGAAAGGCGCCGTTTGCGAAGAAGGAGGCCCCGAACTGCTCCGCGGCGGCGGCGGCACCCAGGGACCGAGAGGCCATCCGAACCACCGAATAGCCCTTGATGCCGTCGAACCCGAGGCCCGGAATGTGGAGAATGTCCTCGGGCTTGAGGTTCCTGCCCGCATACCGGTAGGTGAGCACGTCGCGGTTTCCCACGTGCTCCAGGTGCGGGTCGATGCTGCTCGGGTCGATGGGCCAGAGGCCCCGGGGACGCATCGCCTTGTCCCACTCAATTTCCGCGTAACCGTTGCCCCACGTCAAGACGTGCCCCATGAGGGTCTGCCAGAACACGCACGCGGTCATAAAGTCGTTGGGCTGGTCGTGGAGAATCCGGTACGCGGGCAGGCTCGCGGCGCGCTCCCGCTCGTCCTCGCTCACCCGCCGATAGGTCACAAGGGGCAACAGCCCAACCCACCCCGAGATGATGGACACGCCTTGGAAGAAGGGCCGCAGATAGAGCGCCGTCCGCTCGTTGACGAACACGCCGGCCGAGGACGCGGGGTCCAAGAGATTGCGGTATGCGGCGGGAAAGTCGGCAATCGTGACGGACCGCGCCTCGGGCGCCCGCCCACGGAACCAGTCGAGCAGTCCCATCTAGCCCTCCATCATGCCGAACAGCGGCGCCGGCGCGGCCGGTTCGTCGTCCGAGACAATTTCGCCCATCTCGCCCAGGTCCAACTCCGCAGCATCGCGGGCGAAGCGCACGTCTCGCTCGTGGTCCTCGGATAGAGCGCAGGTCTTGTAGTGCTTCAGGCCCCGAACGTAGGCGCACCAAATGCCGAAGCCAGCGTCCGCGGCACGGATGCAGAAGGACAGGTCTTCCCCCAGCTCGCGCCACTTGAAGTCTCGCGGCGGGGTGTCCGGGGACGATGCGGGAAACCGCTTCGTCAGAAACCACGCCTGGCCTTCGAGGTCCGCGATGCGCTCGAACACGGTCCGATGGATGAGGATGCACGCGGTCGCGAGGCCGTCGCACTTGAACAGGTCCGCGGGCATCTTCGCGAAGTTGTCGAAGAGCCCGGGCGTCTCGCTCATGCGATAGGCGCACGTTTGATGGGCCCCAAGGCGGGGATCTCCCAACGGGACGTTGGCCCCGAGAATCAGCTTGTCCTCGCCAGCGAGCCCGAGCATCGTCTCGAGGAGCGTCACCGGGAACTCGATGTCGGTGTCCACCTGGAGCAGCCAGTCCGCCGCCCCGGCCATGAACTTCTCGGCGAGGGTCTGCCGGTTCGCACCCACGTAGAGCCCCGCGGAGTGCATCTCCTGGGCGAGCAGGCGCTCTCGGTCGGGCTTCTGGATCTCGTAGGCCAGTAGGCGTTGGAGCGACCCGTGGAAAGGTCCGGTCACTGAGCCCCCCATCGGGTAGCCCAGAGACACCTTGCGACCCAGCCTCGACCCACCGTTGAGCCTCGCTTCGCGTCCCACCTATACCTCCATCATGTCCCGGTCCTCATACACGGACCTCGTGGACTTCAGCATCCCAGCCGCGACGCAATCCCCCCGAGCCTCCCAGGAGAGGGCCCCGGCCACCGCTCCGTCGATCTTGTTGGGCGAGTCCTTCCGCTCCTTGTAGATGATCCAGAGCGGTTCCTTGTTTTCGTCGCGCTGCGCCAACGTCTTCCGGAAGGCGTTTCCGATGTGCCGCCCGAATTGCTCGTTGCCATCGTGGCCGAGCTCGCCGGCCTTCATCGCGTTGCGGTAGGCTGCGAGAGCGGCCGCCATCTTCGGCCAGCGATTCGTGGGCCAGCGCACGATGGTCTCCTCCCCGTATTCGCCCGACCAGGCGTCGATGCTGCTCTCCCAATGCGGCGGATCGGCGTACACGCGCCACACCTTCCATCGCTTCATTGCGGCCCGGAGCACTTCGTCCACCTCGGCCGCGGGCGTTTCCCAACCCTGCCCGGACGGGCCCAGGGGCTTCTCCCAAATCCCAAGCACCCACTGAAACCCGGTCTTGACTTCGGTCCCGATGATGGCCGTGGCGTCCTCGTACTTCGCGCCGTCGAAGCCGATCACGATGAGGGCGCCGTCCGCGGGCATGTAGCCCCGCCGCGCGAGCTTCGCCCAGACGAGGGGGTCGAAAGCCTTGTCCGCACCACGGACGAGCCGGTTCGTCCAGACCCGCTCTGAATAGGACCGGTCGCCGTCCGGAGGATTCCGCACCTGCGCCACGATGGTGTCGATGTCCCCCGCCCAGGAGGCCGCGGCCGCGCCGGTAGCCTCGAGCACAGCGGCTCGGGCCCCACGCTCCGTGCTCAGGTCGTGACCGTCGGCGGCCTGGCGGTGGAAGAAAAAGAACTGCTCGTCCTTTGCCTTCCCCTCGAGAATGGCGCGGGCATACGCCATCGTGTCCTCGGCCACGCTGTTCTCACCAGGGGCGAAGGCGGTGGTCGTCTCCAGGCTCCAGGCGTCCGCCAGTTTCCGCTTGGGGATGTTCGCGAGCATGGTCGAGTGAGCCTTCTTCAGCCGCGCGAGCGTGAACCTGTGCGTCTCATCGAAATGCTGGAATGTGGTACGGGCCCCGTCCGCGGCGTTCGGAGACGAAGCCAGGGCCGCGGCCTTCCCGTGCCCGTCGATTCGCATGATCCGGTCTAGGCCGATGTCGAAGTCCTCGGAGATGCGCGACGCGGTGAGGATCACCCGGAGCGCACCATAGGCCAGCTCCTCGGTCTGCTCCTCGGTGTAGGCCACGAGTGGGATGTAGGGGTCTTTCACCGGCCCCCCAATCGGATACCCCTTCTTGTCCCAATCCACCGTACGCACCGGGCCGAACTGCGAGAGCTCGGCCGCCGCGATCCACGCCGCAAACTCCGTCTTCGCCAGCCCCTTCCGAACCGAGATAGCCCCCCGCTTGTACCGTCGCCGCCCGGCCTTCGGATGCTTCTTCGGGTACACCTCGTAGAGCGCGTAGATGAACGCTTCCTTCTCCTTGTCCATCCGCACGTCTTCGCCCACGAGGTCTCCGGGGCCGTGGGCCAGGTTGCTCACGATGAAGTCGCACACGTAGGGCCCAAGGGTCGGCCACGGCTTCGGGTCGGCCTTGGGGCACGTGATGATCACTTCTCTGCCTCGGCCACGAGGGCGGGCCAGGGGCAAGCGGGCTCGTGCGCGAGTCCGCCCGGCTGGTCCGCGTCCAGTTCATGGCGAGCGCAAAGGGGGCAGAGGAACTCGCCTCCCGACCGGTCCCCGATCACCGCCTGCGCCGCGACGGCATCACGGATCAGACCGCGCAGGCGCTCGACCTCGGCCCAAGCGCCGGCCCGTTTCTGGCGTGCGTCTGCGCGGTCGCTCACTTCACCGCTCGCAACACCTGGCGCGGGTCGTTCTTCTTCGTGGGCTGCGGCATCTCGGCCGGGGAGCGCCCGCCACGTCGCGCGCCCTCGACCTTGCCCACCTCCCACTGAAGACGACGCCGGTCAATGGGGGTCAGCCCGAAGCACTGACGTTGCAGCCGCAGCTCGGATGCCACCGTCTTGTCCCCATAGTTGAAAGCGTCCTGCAGCTCCATCACGACCACGAGGCCGGGGATGTCCGCGTCCAGGTACTCCCCGACCATCTCCGAGGACCAGACCCGCCGCCAGTAGTCCAGGGTCCGGGGATGCCACGGGAGCGAATCCTTGCCCCTGGTCGGAAGCTCGGGAATGGGCCCAGCCACAACCGTCCCCGCCGCGGGCAGCGTGGCCGCCGTGCTGGTCTTGTTGCGCCGCTGGCGCAGGGCCGAGGGCTTAGGCGGCGGACCGGGCACGGGCACCTCCCACACGCGCTACGATGCGCGCCACCACTTCGGAGTAGCCAGGGTCGCTCGGGAGCACGTCCCCCTTGAGCGAGTTGCACAGCACGTGCGCGGGACGAAGGTTTGCCAGCTCGTGCCGCCCACCCTTCGTCACCGGGACTAGGTGGTCTATGCTCCCGCGCATCATGTTCCCGGCCGGCAGGTCGCGGTCTATGAACCCTGCGCAGATGTGGCACCACGGCCCGTGCACGCTGTAGACGTCGCGCCTCGATAGCCGAAAGCCGACGTCCCGTGCCGTCTGGATTGCCACCCGTCGCTTGAGGCTCCTCCTTCGGGCGGCGCTCCGATATACCGCCGTGAATTTGGCCGGATTCACGGACAGCGCACATTTCGGACACGCTCGAGGCGGACCTCCAATCCCACACACATTGGGGATAGCCCAGAAAAACCACAGGCCGCACGAGATACACAGGCGATATTGGCGAAGGTGCTTTTGAGCCAGCGTCCAATCCCGATAGTGAGCCGAACAGCAAAAGACTGGGACCGCCTTTCCGCGACGGAGCAGGGGTGCTACGCCGCACGCTTTGCAGTCGCGGCCCAGCACGTATTCCACGGTTCCGGCGAAGGTGCCCGTTCGGCCGCCAGGCGCACACCTTCGCGAGCAGAACATCGGCGCCTTGTTCTTGTATTTCCCGGCCGGTCGGGCCGGAATGCTAGCACCGCACTTCTGGCAAGATGCTTTCGGCAACATCAAGGTGGGCCGGCGGATGCGACACCCATTCTTATGAAAATCTCGGCAGCGTTTCCCGCACCACAAGGACGGACGTCCCATCACCGACACTTTGATCGCTACCGGAGCGCCGCATCGGCATAGACGTACGGGTGCGGGGTCGTTTCCTGATCCCGTACGCGGAGAAGTCTGCCTACCATGGGCGGTCCTTCGACGTGGTCGAAAGGTATACCCGGGTCGCGTGTCACCTACGGTGCGTGTGTGGGCCGTAGATACCCCTCGTGGGCGCATGGGGGTCATGACTCCTCACCTGAGTCCATTGGGATGCCGTAGCGTCTCTTCGCTGCCCGTAGCG